AGCTGGCGTTATCAAAAAGATTCAAGAACAAGCAGGCCCACAAGTTGCTGCGATGCCTGCTGAAGAAGAAATTATTTAATACCTGGTATTGGTGGGATAGGAACAACTAGCATAGCAGGCGCTATTTGTTCCATCGGTGGTAAGATCGATTCAGGTGTAGTAATATTTGTACCTAATGCCATGCGGTTAATCACCATCCCATTAGTACAGGTAGTTTGCGTACCAAAAGTAGTGCAGTTAATTGTTTCTGCGGATGCCACATTAACCATTAGTGACATAATCAGCAGAATCATTAGTACAAGATTCAGTATTCTTGATTTATACAGTTTTTGTTCGATTTCTTCACAGTTATAAAAGATCATTATTGTTCTCCAAATAATTGATTGCGCTCCCTAGCCATTCTCAGGGTGCAAAAGCGTTGATGTAGACGTATTAAAACCATCGCACGTCTAGCGCCTACTTTTTCTTTCTCAAGAAGGGAAAGGACTTCTTTTTCATCTAAATCTATTAATACTTCATTCAGCTTTCGCCAACTTAACATTTTAATTCCTCGATTGCTATTTCTGATAAGGTGCATTTCTCCTGCAATACGGAATAAATGCGTTCATCTATCGTTTTATCGGTCAGCATGACGTAACACCACACTTCCCGCTTTTGACCACTCCTATGAATACGCCCTATTGCCTGTTCGTACAGCTCCAGTGACCACGGTAGCGATAAGAACACTATCTTATTGCCGTGATGCTGAAGATTCAGTCCATGCCCTGCGCTCTTAGGGTGCGCCAACAACAGCTCAATCTGCCCCGTATTCCAACGCTCAACAGCGTTATGGTCATCTAATGTCTGCGCGTGGGGGTATCTGCGCTTCAGTTCTGCTAACTCCTCCTTGTAGATGTAAAAAATCATTGTACAGTCTCGCTGATTTTCTGCAAGTAATTCTTCTAGCCTATCGAATTTATGACTGGAAAACCAAATCGATTCAGTAGATGAATCATACTTCCCAGGAGTCTTAGCAGGCGTAGTAGTCGTATGGTAAACAAAGCCTGAACTCATTTGTTGTAGTTTGCTTGTCACGACTGCCGAATTAACCGCAACGGCTGTCACGCTAGGAAACTTCACTACAAAATCCTTCTTCATGATGTTGTAAAGTTCCAAGTCCATCTGACACTTCACTTCAACAATGTGCAATGGTGGCATTAAGTCAGTATAATCCCCTGCGTCTAATAGATATGTCGCTGGGCGTATCGCTTTCATAATTTTAGGTAAGGAATCAGAACGTGCCGCCCATTCACCATAATCACGATTCATCAGTACGAAATACTTTTCTAAGAACGCACCTTTGCTTCTGCCTAGTAATGTTTGGTCTACTACTTTACATTGCCCAAACACATCTTCTAAACCATTGCTAGTGAATGACCCTGTTAAACCCCAACGTATCTTGAACAGGTCAATCACTTTGAACAACGCTTTAAAGCGTGAGCCTGACGGGTTCTTTAAGCGTGTCAGTTCATCGAAAACGATCCCGTCAAAGCCTTTAAGCAAGTCTGGACGTTCACGGCAAAGCCATAGCAGATTGTCGTAATTAGTGACGACAACATCTGAACCCGATAAAAATGCTCCCACTCTAATTTTTGTTAGCCCTACTGCTACTTCAATCGTTAATCTAGGCGACCATTTAAGCCCTTCCTGCCTCCAAACGTCTGTACACACACGCTTGGGTGCAAGCACGAGGAAACGCTTAACATGCCCGTCCTGTATCATCGCCTGCATAGCTGTTAAAGTGATGGCCGTCTTGCCAGCACCAACTGGCGCAAGAATCATCGCTCGATCACGGCTATACAGAAAGTCAGCAGCCTCATCCTGATACGGCCTTAAAACCATTGCCTTGTCCAGTTCAAGTAGGCTTTACACGGAGTGCTTCCAAAACCTTTAATCTCATAAGGCCCAATGCACAGCCACATATTACCCACACGTTTAATTCTAGGTTTAATGTTCATATTCATGCGCGTTGCGCCAGTCTATAAATAAGGTACATTCAAGTTCTTTTAACTCTTTCTTTGCGTCCATGCGCCACATAAAGTCCTTAGTATCTATCTCGATAGTTAGATAGCGAGCGCAGTCTTGTTTTTTTTCGCAATTACTACCAAGACATCTGGCGTTTTCATCATAAAGCGGATATTTCATTTTCATGTAGCATCTCCAGTACAACTTTAAATTTTTCTTTTAGTATGTCAGGCATCTCCCCCTCGCCATCTTTAGTAGCGCCCCATGCCATATCAAAAAAGATACCATCTATTGCAAACTTAATTAAACCAAACTGTTCTTTATTCATTTCCCACCTCCAATGCCATGCATCTTTTCTGCATACTTAACACCAGCCCAATAACTTTCAGCATCCAAGTCAGCATCATTAATTCTAAAGCCATATGATATTTCTTCACGAGTTAAAGGCTTTTGCTCAGGTTGGTTTAAGAATGTTTCTGTTTCTTCTTTCACAGTATGATATTCTGCAACATCTAAGTGTCGTGATACCCATCTCTGCAACAACTCTCTTTCTTTACTCATCGCACACCTCAATATAATCTCCCACTCTGGGCGGCGTTTCACCTACCGCTTTACGGTAGTAGTCTTGCATTGCCATACCCTCCCAACCATCATGCCAGCCGACAGGTACAGGTTTAGTTTCCTGCTTTACCGTGGACAAGGTACTCATTGCCGCACCTGTTTTCCTTGCTATGTCAGCAAGGCTAAAACCTTTGCTGTAAAGCACCTGAAGAATTAAAGAGTAATCAATATCCCTAGCCATTTTTAGACCTCCCATCCATCATTCTGCGTCTAGCTTCATCGCAGTACAGTTCCATGTCTTTACTGCGGTGCATGAACTGGACGATCTGTGCAGACATTCCGGTAATCTTAATGACCGGGCGTTTGTACATAAACGCGCACATTTCTCTTATGTACGGTAGCCAATCCATGATCTCAGCGCGGTTATACAGCACTGTTCCGTCCATGTGAGTGCCAGTATGCTTAGGCATACAATAGCGCGCGTCTTTGACTATCTTATCAAGCGTTAAGGCTTTAATACCGATCAGCGTTAGTATTTCTTTCTTGGTAATGTTAAATTGCGCGATAGGCCGGATACCATCTACACTTAAGCGCGTATTCAGGCGTTTCAAGCGGACACGCTCATTGATAGCGATTCGGTTCTTGTTGTAGTAAGCAAAGCTCCTTTGCCGTTGTAATTCGTCACGTTGCGTCTTTGTGTGCATAGTCTAGCTCCAAGATTAATTCACAGTAGTGTATGATTTTTTTAATGTCTTCTGCGCCATTCTTACTTCGATGACGCGTGATGTACTTTACGATGTTGCCTTCCATGTACGGTAATTTGTTGGCATGGATGTAAACAACGGGTTGAATGGGTAACAGATAATGATCCCCTCCAACCATCCTAGTCGTCATACCATAACCTCTTTAAAAGCCTTCGTTCTAGCGGAAGCTGTGGTTAAGCCGTTGATGCGTTTGTAGCGGCTGACTAAGTATTCAAATTCATCTTCCTGCTTGTCAGTTGGACGTTTAAGCCCACCTTTTACTACTTGTTCATACAGCCAATCTATATCTTGATCTACCATTTCATTATCCTAAGTGTGAGTCCCCAAATACTCTAAAGCCCAGTTATCAATCTGTTCGACTGTCCAAAGACAGGCGTAGTTTTGATTAAGCCTTATCATTTCTTGTGCAAATAATTTTTGTAATTCCGATAAGCGTCCACCTTTTGTTTTTAATTCTACAAACCAACATTTTCCATCTGCCAGACAAGCAATTCGATCTGCTACGCCTCGCTGGGTAGGTGAAGTAAACTTGAAGGTCTTGCCTCCGTGTACATCAACTACCCATTTGAAATGCTTTTCAATATCACGTTCTAGCATTTAATCTCTCAGCGTCACAAAAGAAGTGACGTTAGTTGGCAGTTCCAATACCTGGTAAATACGTTCATCACCTTTTACTCCTTTGTCGATGATAAACATACCGCTGCCAGTTTTATGAATTACCCGTCCTTCTTTTGTAAAGGTTGCACCGATAAAGCCACCTAATGTAAAAGCAGATAAGATTAATATGATTGCTGTTTTATTGTTCATTTCATTTACTCTCGTTTCGTTTAGTGAGGTGACAGCTTACCACTGTAAAAAAGATTTGTACAATATATTTTTCTGTGAAATAATAGTTTCACTTTAAACGAAACGAGAATACATTAATGGCACATTCAAAGATTGTTGGCGGTTCTACAGCTAAACGTGTTATCAACTGCCCCGGTAGTGTTGCGCTATGTAATGCTGCACCTGAAAAGCCTTCCAGCTCTTACGCTGAAGAAGGTACACTTCTCCATGAAACGATAGCTTTATTCTTAGATAAAGGTATTATGCCTCCTCATTTCAATGAAGATTTGTCAGAAACTAAACTCCTGCCAGCGTTGAGATTATTAGATGAAGTTGATCCAGAAAATGAAATGGTTTATGAAGTCGAGGTTGAAGTTAATTTCGGTGATTTCATTCCTGACGTTTTTGGTAGCTGTGATTTGCTTGGTCGTTTGGATAACCGCGCTATTGTATTGGATTGGAAGTTTGGAAATGGCGTCATCGTAGAGGCCATAGAAAACGAACAGCTAATGTTTTACGCGGCAGCGGCTATGCGTACTGAGAAAGCGCAATGGGCGTTTAAAGACGTACAAGAAGTCGAGCTTATCATTATCCAACCGCCAATGATTAAGCGTTGGGTAACGACAATAGAACGCATCAAAGCGTTTGAACAGCAACTGTTAAGTGCTGTTAATGCCGCATCTAAGATTGATGCGCCCCTTCGTGAGGGTAGCCATTGTAAATGGTGTGCGGCAAAGCCTACTTGCCCGCTAATGACAGGTGCAGTTGATCGCGCGTTGAAGGTAAAGATAGATGCTATTGATGCACCTACTATAGACGCGTACCTTCAGAACGCTGAGATTCTGGAAGAATGGATAAAAGACTTGCGGGCTTTAGCGTTCACTATGCTAGAATCAGGCCGTGATTTACCGAATTACAAGCTTGTTGCCAAACGCGCAACACGCAAATGGTCAGATGAAGTTGAGGCTAAGAAAGCTTTGCTTGCAACTGGCTTAACAGAATCTGATGTGATGGAAGCATCGTTTATCTCTCCTGCACAGGCTGAAAAGAAGCTCAAGAAGCTTAAACAGCCCCTGCCAGAAGGATCAACCGTTTCTATCTCGTCAGGTAGCACTATGGCACATGTGGACGACCCTCGTCCGGCTGTGTTACTTATCGGGCAACAATTAAAAGTAGCCCTCACTAAACTTCAATAAGGTATATTAATATGTCAAATTTAGTTGCGTTCTCTGGTTCTAACCTTCCTTCTGTTACTTCACTATCTACTGCGCTTCGTTCTTTGGAAACAGAAGTTGGTGGCTCTGCTGGCTCTGCGATTCTTAAAATGGATCGTACAGGTCATTGGGTGTTTGGGGCAGGCGAATCTGAAGTGGAATCAGACTCTACATGGGCGGTTAATCCGTTCTCTTTCGTACACGGCTTTATTTGCTGGGGTGAAGGTGAAGTTCTTGGTGAAAAGATGGTGGGTATTACTCAACCATTGCCTGAACTTGATGCTGCACCTGCTGGCGGTAAGCGTGGATGGGAAACCCAAGTCGGTATGAGCTTAAAATGCTTGTCCGGTGAAGATAAAGGTTTGGAAGTTCGTTACTCAACTACTTCGGTAGGCGGTAAACGTTCTGTACAGACTCTTGCAGTTGCAATCGCTACGCAAGTTGATGAAGATCAAGGTAAGCCAGTTCCAGTCATCAATCTCAAGAAAGAATTTTACCAGCACAAAGCGTACGGTAAGATTTACACTCCTGTGTTTGAAGTGGTTACTTGGGTGGGCTTGGAAGGTGAGGAAAAGGATGAAGATGGTGTACCAGCGGAGACTGGTAGAAGACGTAGATCGGTCTAAATTAAGAAGCCCCTCTTAGGAGGGGTTTTTTTATGCTATACTAGCGTTACGCTTGGCGGCGTATTTTAAGGTAAGCCTTGTACTACATTCTGCTCGATACCTTTCGAGTCCGCCAACGCCTTTGGGTGAGAATGTAGCACAAGGCTTTTTTGTTTTAAGAGGCTTTATGAATGAAATTTGGAAAGATGTTTTAGGTTATGAAGATAGATACCAAGTTAGTGATTTAGGTAATGTTAGGTCTATAGGCGCAAATATTAATTGCTCTGGAATTGTAAAAGGTAAATTTACTTCGTTCCGTAAAGGTAAACTTCTTCGCCCCGGAAGAATGCCGGGAGGGCATTTAAGTGTTGCTTTAGGTCGTGGTAATAGCCAATGCGTTCATAAATTAGTGTTAAATGCTTTTGTTGGGGTTGCGCCTGAACGCCATGAATGTTTACATGCAAATGGTATTCCTTCTGATAATAGACTTTCTAATTTACGTTGGGGAACTAGAAGCGAGAATATAAAAGATAAAACTTTGCATGGTTTAAGTAAATTAAAACCTCAAGATATTATTTTCATTAAAACGGCATTAAAAAATAACTATTATGGGTTGCAAGCTAATTTAGCTAGACAATTTAATGTTAAGGATTGCACGATAAGTGATATTAAAAAAGGACGAACTCATGTCTAATATATTATTCGTGGACTTCGAGAGTAAATCAGCTTGTGACTTGAAGAAGCATGGGGTTTACAATTACGCGCAAGACAGAAGCACTGAGGTGCTGTGCATGTCTTATGCTTTTGATGACGATGTCCAGACTTGGACACCGGATCAACCATTTCCTGATGCTGTCAGAAATTACAGAGGTGAGATAAGGGCGCATAACGCTACCTTTGAGCGCCTAATCTTCTGGTATGTGTTAGGCATTAACTTCAAGCTGGAACAATTCTACTGCACCGCTACCCAAGCTAGGGCTAACTGCCTCCCCGGTAGTCTTGAAGATATTGGCAGGGCTATGTCCGCCAAGATGAAGAAAGATCATCGTGGCAAGCAGTTGATCCGCCAGTGCTGCGTCCCTCCTTATAATACTGCCCTACTTCCAGAGCTGATTCATTATTGTGAACAAGACGTACGGGCTATGCGTGAAATTAGTCTGGCGCTACGTCAGTTAGATGCTGATGAACTGCTTGACTATCATATTAATGAGCGCATCAACGATAGGGGTTTGCTGATCGATGTGCCGTTATGCCATGCCGCTATTGGATACGCTACGGCTGAACTGGAGGACATCCAGACGTTAGTGAAAGATATAACGGGTATTAGCTCGGCTAGATCGCCAAAGCTTAAACAGTGGGTAGCTGACCGCGTTGATCCTGAACTGATGATGGTTGACGACAAGCTGTCACTCAACAAAGCTACGCGTACTGCGTTACTGCAACTTGATTTACCTGATGAAGTATTAGATGTTGTTCAGTGCATTGATGACATTAGTGCTTCCTCCGTGGCTAAGTTCAAGCGTATGGGTGAGCTGGCTGATGTTGAAGATCACCGCGTTCGTGGTGCGTTTGTCTTTAACGGTGGCTCTGCTACTGGGCGTAGTTCTTCATACGGAGTTCAGTTACAGAACATGGCTCGTGTGTGTGCTAAAGACCCTGTTGCGGTGCGTTCGGCTATGATGGCTGGTGATGACCTTGGTGCGTTCGGCAATCGTGTTACAGACGTGCTGAAGGGCATGATTAGACCCGCTATCATTCCTGCACCCGGCAATGTTCTAATCGTAGCTGACTGGGCGGGTATTGAAGCACGTTGTAATCCTTGGCTATCTAATCATGTGGCCTCGGAAGCCAAGCTGGACATCTTCCGGTCTGGTGGCGATGTGTATGTCGAGAACGCTAAGTCTACTTTTAATGTCAAAGAAGTCACTAAAGAGCAGCGCTTCATTGGTAAGGTGCAAGAACTCGCTTTAGGCTATTCGGGCGGTGCAGGCGCTTTTGCTTCAATGGCTAGAATCTACGGTCTTAACATGCCGGAACACCAGATCAAACGCATGATTAACGGTTGGCGTGTAGCTAATCCCTGGTGTATTCCGTATGGTCAAGACCTTGAACGCGCTTACATGAGCGCAATGCGTCATAAGGGGCATGAGTTTTCTGCTGGACGGGTAACGTACTTGTTTGATGGAAATCATCTTTGGTATATTCTGCCTTCAGGGCGTATACTCAACTACCCATTTGCTCGGATTGAAGATGGCGCTGTCACTTACCTTAAGGCCGCGTTCAAGCCCGCTTCTGACGCTGTTGAATGGCCTCGCGCTAGATTGTGGCAAGGCATTGCACAAGAAAACTGCGCTCAAGCTACTGCAAATGATTTACTAAGATACTCACTCCGGCAACTGGATGGCGTTATAGCGCACATCCATGATGAAATCGTTGTCGAGTGTAGAGAAGATGAAGCTGAAAACATAACAAAAAGAATGACATCCAGCATGTGTAGTGCGCCAGTTTGGGCTGACGGGCTACCACTGGATGTCGAAATAGCAACAATGTATCGATATGGAAAATAAAATGAACTTTATTGACTACCTAATTAGTATAGCTCCTTCTGAAGAAACCGTATTATTTGTAAAACAAATTCCTAAACCTGATCTTTTCCATGCGGATGGAGCGCAAAAATGTACATGGCCTGCCTATCTTCCTTCTAAGTATGACGGTAAGGGCGCTTGGTATTGTAACACCGCCAGTTTCATCATCAAACGCTTTAAAGACGGAAAACCGAGTGCTTCTGCAGCTAATTGTGAGTTGGTTGCTTTTTTAATGTTGGATGACGTTGGTACGAAATCAAAAATACCTGATCTAGCACCGACTTGGATCATGGAAACATCACCTGGCAACTACCAATATGGCTACACCTTTAGCCTTGAAGATCAACCGACAAAAGGAAATTTCAGTGCAGCTATTAAATCTATTGCTAGTGCGGGCTATACAGATGGTGGGGCTATTAACCCTATTCGTAATTTTCGGCTTCCAAACAGTGTTAATCATAAGCCTGATCGTGGCGGCTTTCTTTCTAGGTTAGTGTCGTTCAATCCTGAAAGAGAGTTCACCCTTCCGCAAATCTGTGACGCTTTAGGCGTTACTCCTGCGGAAGCAGACACCGCCAGCGTGAAGCGTATCGATTTGATTGATGATGGTACTGATGACGTGCTGACTTGGCTTGTTGGGCGTGGCGACGTGATCGAAGGTGCTAATGGTGAAGGCTGGGTAGGTGTAACATGTATCAACGCTGTTGCTCACTCAGATGGCAATCCAATGGCAAGGTATCATCCGGTTAATCGCTCTTACATGTGCTTCCATGAGTCTTGCCAGCACTTAGACAGTAAGACCTACCTTGAGTGGGTGCAGGCAGAAGGTGGCCCGAAACATACACATGGCTTGCGTGAAGAATTGTTAGCGTCCGTCATGAATGACACCTTAGCCAAACTCGAACCATCGGACATGTTTACTAATGACGCGATTACTGCCATCGCTGAAGTAGATCGTAAGGAGTTGGGCAGACTGGAAAAAAAAGACTGGTTTAGCAGGTTTGCTTACATTCAGGTAGACGAGTCTTACTTTGATTTGGTTGCCAGACGTGAAGTCAGCCGTGCTACTTTCAACGCCTTGTTTCGTCATGTTGAGTGCAAGTCCATACACTCAGGCCGTAAAATAGAAGCGTCTATTTGCTATGACGAGAACAGACAGGCGATGGGCGCCCATGCTTTAGTTGGCATCACCTATGCGGCAGGTGATACGATGCTGACCGCTCTTGATGGTGACATGTACGGCAATCGCTGGCGTGACGCTCGCCCGGATGTGTCGGGTAAAGCGGGCAATGTCACCCGTTGGCTTGACCATTGCAAGACCTTAGTTCCTAATGAAGTCGAATTGGCGCATATCTTCAACGTCATGGCGTACAAAGTTCAACACCCCAATGTTAAGATCAACCACGCCATTCTGCACGGTGGCGACCAAGGAGCTGGAAAGGATACCATGTACGCGCCGTTCATTTGGGCGGTGTGTGGCCCTCACCTTAAAAACCGAGGCTTGGTTGATAACGATGGCATCGCTTCACAGTTTGGCTACGCCCTTGAGTCGGAAATACTTATCATCAACGAACTAAAAGAACCGGACGCTAAAGAAAGACGTTCGTTAGCCAACAAACTCAAGCCTGTCATTGCAGCGCCGCCGGAAACCTTAACGATCAACAGGAAGGGCTTACACCCTTATGATATGGTGAACAGACTGTTTGTCCTTGCGTTCTCTAACGATCCCGTCCCTATTCAGTTGGAGTCACAAGACAGACGATGGTTCTGCGTTTGGTCGCACGCCCCTCGCATGTGTCCGGAGGAAGCACGGTCTATGTGGGACTGGTTCAAGACCGGAGGAGGTTATGAAGCCATAGCGTCTTGGTTGCTGGTGCGTGACGTTAGCGCGTTCAACCCTGGTGCTACTCCCATGATGACGGAGTTCAAACTGAACCTAGTTGAGCAGGGCATGTCAACTGCCGAGTCGTACCTTGTAGACTTGATGCGCTTGCGTGTCGGTGAGTTTGCATCAGGAGTGATAGCATCCCCCTTCCATGCGCTTTGTGATCGTTTAGCTAATAGCGCGCCAGGTAATGTTAAGGTTCCGCAAGCTGCATTACTTCACGCCCTTAAAGAAGCTGGCTGGAATGATAATGGACGGTTAAAGTCTACGGATTTTCCTAGCCAAAAACATATTTACACCGCCCCTAATGACGAAGCCATTAATGCGCTGAGTAAGTCAGACCTTAGAAGAATGGTTGAGCCAGACAGAAACAGAAAATTGACACTTGTCAATTAGAAATCTGAAATTTTTGAAAACCAAATCCAATCGGATTAAATTGGGTTTGGTCTAGAAATAGTTGGGAATTTTAACTTTTAGCTTGAAGGGTAGGCTAAAATAATAACCTACTAAAATAGTAGGGATAATAACCTACTAAAATAGTAGGGTTTTTTAAGGTGGTTTTTAATCGATTTTAAGCGCGTTCTTTTTTAAAGCCATGTAAGTAATACTTTTACATTATCGGGCCTTAAAACGTGTTATTTAGTGTTAAGTTAGATGGTAGATAGTAGGTTATAGACTGGAATACTGGAACACAAGACAAAAAAAAGCCCACGTTTAGTGGGCTGTGATTAAGTTATTAAGTTAAATTAGTCTAAGGTGTACCGTTAAAATGTTTAGTTATTAAAAGTTGAATCAATTTGCTTTTGTTTTTTGTTTCTTTTAACCGCTGCACTTGCCAGCGTTTTAGACTGAAAGTTGCAAGTATGTTTTTTTCATCATCTGGTATCGATGGCCGGCCTGGTAACTTCATCTTAAGCACTCAGTTAAAAAGTTATTAAAGCCTTTTACAGACAGGCCCATAACACTGCTATGTTTTATGCCGTCAATAATTAAGAACTGAATCCAGGTATTAATTGCTTTGTATTCTATGTCACGGCCATCATCTAAGGTAACATCATACCAAACCCAATTTTTATCATTTTTTCTTAATGTGTTAAGTTTTTTTATTAATTCTATTTTGTTCATTTTTTTATCTCGTTTATGTAAATAGTATCGTTCTTGGAATAACAAGCCATGCAGTCAATACATTTTGAATGGCAATTTATAGTTTCTTTGGTATTTTTAAAGTGAGCTGTGAATACCTTGTCAAAATGTTCTGGTAATTTTTCAATTTTACCGATAACAGAACTAGAAAAAATAAATGATAGATTATCCGGTTTTACGTTACCGGCCTTAAAATAAGCGTTAACTATATCTTTTCTTTTAGTCCATAGAGCGAAAAAGGTATTAGGGTTATAAGCTGCAATAGCTGCATAGTTCTCTAAGTGCTGTAGGTTGATTAATTCACCTAATGAGTGGAACCTGAAAGCAATTGCATTTATTACTGGCGTATATCTTATTGGCAATGGGCCTTCTGATAATAACGGGCCGTTCTTTGATATTGCAATATCTAAGTTTTTATACCTTTTTTGCATTAAGGCCGCATAACATTCTTGGCAAATGATACTGATATCAGTTTTTTTCATCATCTTAATACAAAACTCATTTGATAAAGTACTTGTATTGAGTGACTGAAAACCGGCCAATTTATGAGATGAAGAATGGTTTGTAATATGTAGCATGATAGAATACCTTAGATTAGATTATTTTAGTGAGTGAATTACATTAAATAGTTAAGTATGTTTTCGATCAAAGCAACACTTAAAATTAATATTCCAGCGTTTATTATTGCGTTTATGTGTAGATTATCCATTTTCGTTCCAGTTTTGTTTTCAGGCAATCTGAAAACTTGAATAAATAATATAACTTAATAGTTTAATTGTCAAATATTAATATGTATATTCTGTATAACGTAAAAACAAGTGATACATATGATACATATGTATCAAATGTATAGAGAATGTATCATTGTTTTAAGGTAGTTTGATACATACATGTGCCTATAAATAGCGGGGCGTGTAGCTTATATGTATAATATGTATTAGTAGTTATTATATTAAAAAATTTTAAATATATATATATGTAGTTCTGGAAAATATACCAGAAAAAATGTTACCAGCCACCAACAAAAAAAGTATGACCATTTGATACATATGATACATAAATACATTTTTCAGAATTACGGTGCAATCAACTATGTATCATCTGTATAACATAAAAAACAATGATACATTTGATACATAAATACCAACTTTTAAACAATGATACATTTGATACATAACTCAAAAGTGTGTACTAATTCGTTACCTTTTATAAAGCACCGATGCGAAACATTAATGATAACAATAACTTGCGATGCTATTCAAGTCCTGCCACCGTTCTTGAATGGTTACCCAGCTCAATACTCAAACCGTAAACTGTATATAAATCAATAGCTTAGACTAGAATGGTATGTTATAACATAACCAAATATGTTTTTTTGGGGGGGTATAGGGGGGATTTTGAACCGTCCGTTGACCATGTCCACCCCCCGCAGTAAATTTTTTTTTAGAATAGAAACTGAACCTCAGTAAAAATTTTATTTAAAATAAATAGCCCCCTTAGTAAAATTTTTTTAAAATTGAAAAGCTAACCTCCCAAAAAAGTTTTTATAAAAATTTCAGTGAAGATGTAAAAAACTTTACTACTAAATGGAAATGATGTTAAATACAACTTTACACAAGGACAGACGATGATTTCGATCCCCTTCACTCCAAGAGAAGTGCAAGCCACCGAATGGCGTTTACAACAAATATATGACGCTGCCGCCTTGGGGCTGAAAGGTGACAAGCTTGCCTTAGCCGCAGGAATGTTACCTTCCGAATATCGACAGTTATGCCAGCTCGACCCTGTTGCTGAAATGGCGGCGTTGAAAGGCGCAGCCGATGGAGAATTGGAAGCGTCAACTCAGTTAAGAGAAGCTGCCAGAAACGGTGACGCTAAAGCGGCGCTGTCAATCCTGCAACACGCTCATGGTTGGACTGCCAAGCAGGAAATATCCATGTCAATTGAAACTATCAATATACAATCCGCCCTAGATGAAGCGCGCAGTCGCGTCATGGAAAAGATGGTTGATGATGTTCCACACGCACCATCACGAACACTTACTAAGGACATTAATGGCACAACAACCAATATACCGACCAGACGAAGAACAAACGCTGATGGTGGAGTTATGGTCGCCAAAGATAGCGGATGATCCAGAAGCGTTTGTGCTGTTCGTGTTCCCTTGGGGGAAGAAGAACACTCCCCTAGAACACTTTCACGGGCCAAGGAAATGGCAACGTGAAGTGCTAAGGGATATTGCTAACCATATTAAGGAGAATAAAGGTGAGATCGACATGTCAACTCTGCGGTCTGCTGTCTCTTCAGGACGGGGGATTGGTAAGTCTGCGCTAGTGGCGTGGCTAATCTTGTGGATGTTGACCACACGTGTCGGCTCAACGGTGATCGTGTCGGCTAACTCAGAGAGCCAATTGAAGTCCGTAACGTGGGGTGAACTGTCACGTTGGTACGCCATGTCGATTAACACGCACTGGTTTGAACTGTCTGCTACCAAGATGGCTCCTGCTACATGGTTGACCACGCTGGTGGAAAATCAACTGAAGAAGGGTACACGGTATTGGGGCGCAGAAGGGAAACTATGGAGCGCAGAGAACCCCGACAGTTATGCGGGGGTTCACAACCATGACGGGATGATGCTGATCTTTGATGAAGCCTCAGGTATTCCTAATGAGATATGGTCGGTAGGGGCTGGTTTCTTTACTGAGAACATTCTTGATCGGTACTGGTTTGCTTTTAGTAACCCTAGACGGAATGAAGGGTACTTTTTCGAATGTTTTCATGGAAAGCGAGCGTTTTGGAAAAGTCGGACAGTGGACGCAAGAACTGTCGAGGATACCGACAAGCAAGTATATGAGCAGATCATCGCGGAATACGGTGAAGATTCCTCCCAAGCACGAGTGGAAGTGTACGGTGAATTTCCGTCAGCGGGTGAGGATCAGTTCATTTCACCTGACATTATTGAAGATGCGTTTCAGCGTCCTCAGTATAAGGATACGACTGCTCCTATTGTTATTGGGGTCGACCCTGCTAGGGGCGGGGCTGACTCAACGGTGATTGTGGTCAGGCAAGGGCGTGACATCATCAACATTAAGCGCTACTCCGGTGAAGATACGATGGCGATTGTTGGGCGAGTGATCGAGGCGATTGAGCAGTACCGCCCCACGCTGACGGTGATCGATGAAGGTGGGCTGGGGTATGGTATTCTTGATCGCTTGGTGGAGCAACGGTACAAGGTCAGGGGCGTGAATTTTGGTTGGAAGGCGACTAATGCTATCATGTGGGGCAACAAACGTGCTGAGATGTGGGGAACCATGAGGGATTGGTTGAAAACTGCCAGCATTAAGGAGGATAGGCAACTGAAGTCAGATTTAATAGGGCCTATGAAGAAACCTAATTCGTCAGGTACAATCTTCTTAGAAGGTAAGAAAGAAATGCGGTCTAG